TCGTTAGCTAATGTAGCGCCTTCTGGTGACTTAATTGGAAAGTAGAATACTGTTGTCTTCTCAGGATTCATTTGGTCTGGTTCGCTAGGTACACCCATATCCTTCAAGAAGGTTGTTAGAGGGTCGTTATTAGCTTGACGAACTGCCCGTATATAGTATGGACTAAATCGACCATGAATACCAGAGCTACTATCAACGAGCTGAGAAACAGTGCCAGATGGCTTAATAGTTGTAATAGCAGTGGCCGGGTTGATATCCAGTTTCTTAGCATAGGTAACATTTACTTCTCCTGCATAATCACGAAGTCTTTCTAACATCGCTGGGTCTGGGTTTCTTAGTATCTTACAGTCTTGTATACCTGTTAAGGACACACCTAATAGGCGCTCTTCTTCACAGTTCTTCTGCCATACCTTACGTACATATTTAAATTCAGTAAGAGATGATTGTAGTGTACCAAGTATTGTTGCTAATCCAATCTTACGCTTCAAGTCTGCTTCTGTATCATCTACACGACAAACAACTTCTGACAAGTTACATAGTTGGTTAGAGCGTAACTGAATCTCAGCGCAAGGGTTCGTACCCCGTAGTTGAGTCTCGTCACGACGTTCTGGAGCTAATGCTTTCGCACCTTCTCGGTTAAAGATACCACGTTCGCCTGAACCTGATTTCATAAGTGCAACCCACTCTTCTAAGAATACAGCCATTGAAGGCTTAGACTCGTAAGCGGCGGAGTTGTTAGCCAAGGCACGATGCGCTGACTTTTCCCACCATGCACCTGACTTAGCGTCACGTACTTCTGGGTCGTTTAAGTCTGATAGTGAGATTAGGGCTGAACGACGAACGCCACCTACAACAACAACCTCGGCTATCTTACAAATTATGTCATGTACTTCGATGGGGCGTAGCTTACGACCGGCCGCAACTTTGAAAGATGCAGTAACGAATGACATTAAGTCTTGCAAGGGTGCTGGACCTGAAGCCCGTCCACCCATAGTCTTTAGACGTGCGCCCTCTGGACGTACTTTTGAGAAGTCCCAGCTATGTGTATTACCTAGGTATAACTCAGCAATTAGTTTTCGTAGAGCTTTTGACCAGCCTTCTGCTGAGTCCTCTACACTAATTACTCTGTCTGAATGATTAAATGAATCATTAATGATTGGTAGTTTGTTTACAGCCATTGCTTCTGCTGAGAAACCAACACCAGTACCTGACATCAAGATGTATAACACCTCGTCAAATGCTCGTATATGGTTTATGTCTGCAAAGCTACAGTTGTAACCACGGAAAGGGTTCTTACGTAGTGCGTCACCCGCTGACCACATTGCTCTCATTGAGGGCATTACTTCACGGTTGTAAACTGCGTCTGATAGCTGTTGGAATTCGTCTTTGGTGATTACATTATCACTGACTTGCTCTTTCCAGAAACCAATCAATCGGTCTACAGTCTCTGCCCATGTTTCACGACGATTAACAGTGTCTAGAAAACGTGAGTAGCGTGACAAGTGGATAAATGATTCGTATGCGTTCATGTTGTTAGTCCTTTTTATTTTCTTTGAGTTCGATTACTTGTTCAACTAATGTTGAGATATTACGGCGTCTGTCTAAGTCTACGTTAAATTCTTCTAACGCATAGTCTTCTAATTCATCTTTACTCATTACCGAAATATCTTCTTCGGCTTCGAGTGGTTCTATGTCTGTACCTTCGTGCATATCCCATAAGTCAATGATAAATGTACATTCTGTTTTTGTTAATTTTGATTGCGGTAAGAACGCCTCTAAGTGCGCTTTGTTTTTAATCGCTACTAAGATAAATCCTTCAAAGTAGTCTGTCATTCGTTGTACGTTCATTAGTGATAGTCCTTTATATCTGAGGTTAAGTAAGTGTCTGCGGCGTAGTACAGTAGTTCGTTCACAGGGTCTTCTGGGTCTCCTTCGTATTCTAGCAAGATGCCTTCTATGAAACTCCTGACTGTGGGTGACAAATGGGAAGTATCCGCATTGCCGTCTTTAAGTAATTGTAGTATAACTGAGATGTAGACTAATTCATTATCTGTCATCATTCATTCTCCTATTTACGTTAAATCCTTTTGAATCCGGTTCCATTGGACTCGGCTTCTTCAGAGTAGTCCCCTCCTTTATGGAGTCTTCCAGTTGGAAAGTTATAAAGCAATGTTCCTGATGGGCCTGTAAGACCAGTATAACGACATTTGAGGACTTTTGTTTTAATCGTGTTTCTTTTAGATTCATCTTCATTTCCCGCATCTCTAGCAAAAGCAATGATATCAAAGCTTATTTGTTTAATTGAACCAGAGCCACGAATATCATCCATAGATGGTAGTTTACCTTCTTCAAACGATTTACCTTTGTTGTCTGTCTTGCGTAAGTGTGAAATCAAACCAATCCATACGTTGTACTTCTTAGCTAACCTCAACAAATCATTCATTATTTTGTCAATTGCTTCGTTCCCAGTAAGCCCTTCAGCACCTTCTGAAGCCAAGATTGTAATGTGGTCAACAAAAACATACTTACAACCAGACAGGCACATATACTCAAGGAAGTCCATAATAGAACCGTCGCTGATACTACCTTGATGGTCCAGTACAAGTACTCTATCATCTCCGAACAATTTGTCATAACCGATTTTAAGTTCATCAAGCGGAATCTCCTCTGCCGCAGGGTTTCTATTCAATACCATACCAGACATTTTTCTAGCTGTCTCGGCTGGTGATTCTTCTAGTGAAACAATTCCGATTTTTTCTTCGGTTGTCTCCAAGAGGTGAACCGCAATTTCACGTAAAAGAGTAGACTTACCACTACCAGTACCGCTAGTCCAAAGAGTAATTTCACCACCACGCATACCTTTCAGTTTGGCGTTGAGACCTTCCATACTTTCTGGGTAAGGAACAGACTCAAGGTCGTTGTAGGTTGTTAGTTGTTCCCACAGGTCTTCCTTATTAAGAATACCGGCAGGAGTGTAGGTAGCCGCATCGTATATGCTCTTAAGTAATGAATCAGGGTCTTTAACCCAGACATCTGATGCATCCTTCTCAACTGATTTAGCTATCTTAATTTTGTCATAACCGATAATACGAGCCGCTTCTTTAGTAGCTTCACGTCCGGGTTCGTCGTTGTCTAACCACAATATTACTTCATCAAAGTTTCTAATCCAGTCACGAGCTTCAACCAAGTCTTGTAGTGAAGATGCAGAACGAAGAGACACTACAGGATAAAAGGCTTTGTAACGCTTATACCATGCTGATTGCACAGCCATAGCGTCTAGCTCTCCCTCTGTAATAACTAAGCGTTTTCCACCTTGAAATAGTTGTTGACCGAATAGGCCACCACGAATCTTACCTATTGAGGAAAATTTCTTTGGTAGCTGTCGAGTCTTGTAGCCCACTAAGTCGTCTTCCTTGAAGTAAGGATAATAGTGTGTGTCAATATCGCCGGCAGTATCATAACCTACCTTAACACCGTAATGTTCGGCGACTTGTTTAAATATGTTTCTTTCTTTGAAACCTCTTGTCTGAAACTCTTCAGAGATTTCTCTAAGACTTGGCCCCCACTCTACAGGGCTAAAGTCGCTGTCAGTACTTGTATTCATAACTGTAACTCCTGTGTTTGGCGCTCTTGTTGATGTCCTACATGAAAAGCAGAACTTAGAACCATCCTCATAAGTTTGAGAAGGGTCTGAGCCACCGCAGTGTAGGCATGGTTGGTCTTTAGTAACTATTCGTCCCATTTATTCTCCTTCGTAATGTAAAGCATATGCCATTGATATTTCCGACACCTCTCTGAACAAGAAGAACAGAAGTAATCCGGCAACTGGGTTTAAGTCAAGCAGGTCCAAAGACCCAGCAACACCCATTACGAGCGAGGCTAGGCTTAAATAGAATAGACCTATAGATGCTAATCTTAATAACATTAATACTTCCTTCTCATTGATTTGATATACTTACGTGTGTTTTCTGTAACTGCTTCTTTAGGCACAAACCTAATAGCGGCTATTTGTCGATTATAAAATCGTGGAGTCTTACCGTCCTCTAGGTACTCTGTCATAGACTCTGAGACCATTTGAGCGTAAGCCTCACCATAGTATAATCCTCCTTTTGTATTATAAACATCAACTATTTCAAACGTGAATTTATCATGTCCATGTAGTGAGATGTCTTTCTTTAGATGTATAGACGAACCTGTGTAGGTGCGCCATGTCATTTCCTTACCATAGGTCTTAGACTTTTTCTTACCGCCGTGAAAGAATTGCTTCTTGCCCCAGTAAAATTGTCCTGTAACCGTATTATGAATGCAATATAGAAAACCGAAAGCTTTGCTAGGGTTAACCCCTATATTGGTTTTCCAGTGACCCATCTCATCCTTTGATAGCTGTTTCGTATACTTCTTTTGGGATTGAGAAATGGTCATTGATATGTCTCCAGATATGTAAAAGTTTACCGTTAAGTAACATGTGATTAAAGCCGTCTTCGTCATAGGCTTTGTTGTACTCAATGCTGATGCGTCGCTTTAACTCATCTGTTCCTACTGCACCTTCAAGTATCTTGTCCGCCTTCTTTGGACCAATACCCCTGATACCCGGAATGTTGTCAACAGAGTCACCCATCAACAACTGCTTCCAGTAAAAGTAGTCTGCATATTCTTTTGTTACTTGGTATATTTCTTTAGTTCGAGGGTTGTAGTGATTACCGGGAATACAATCTAAGTCTTTGTCTACAGTTACAACACAACGCTGAATATCAGCCTTATCTGCTTCTATAGCCCAAATACGTATCATATCATCGGCTTCACAATTGTCTGTTAAGACACAACCATCATATGCTTCTACTGTCCAAGACTTCAAATCATTAAACCAATCAGGTTTAGTGGATTTCGACCTAACACGACCAGCAGAACGTTTATATTCTACGTAAAGGTCACATCTATAGTTGTCAGGGCCACCCATGGCCATAACGTAGTCTTCAGTAAATAAGCTATTAGTAATGTCTTTAAATATAGTGTGGAACTTCTTCTTTCCATCTTCTAGTGACTCAGTTCCCCAGATACTCATATACAAGAGAACATCACCATCAATAATTGCTAGTGTCATTTTAATAATCCTTTAGTTACCCCAGGGAGGGGCGGGTTGGTCATAAGGGGACCCCATTTTTGGCCCTTATTTCATTGGGGGTAGTGGTGCATTATTCTCACCATAGAACCCGTATTCGTCGAACTTATCCTTCTTCTTTGTGATGTATGCTCCCGGCCTTTTACCAAGGGCAGTTACTAAGTCTGTCAACTGATTTGGGGACATTCTTATTACTTCAAACTCTTGATACAGCTCATTCCACTGTCTGATAAATACTTCTTCAGGGCTTACAGATAGCTCTATGTCCCTATCATATCCCTCATCATCCAAAGCAGTTATTATTGTGTAGTCACCTTCTAGTTCAACTGTAAACATTAAGATTCATCTCCTGACATTAATCTGATTAGGCGTCGTCTTTTTGTCTTAAGAGCATTTAACTCATAAAGTACTCTCTTAATTTCTTCTTCGATGTTCTCTAATTCTCCACACATACTCATGCCGTGTTCCCTTCATAGTTAAATTGTTTATAGTCTTCCTTAAACATGTGTTCTATAAGCTTTTGATTTTGCTCACTGTGATATCTTGAGGGATTACGAGTAGATTTGTTTATAATCCCCCTAGCTCCCATAGGGTTTATTCCTGTCACCTTATACAAGGGAACAAGAGATTCTTCCATTTTAAAAGTAGTAACGGGGGTTTGCCCTTCAAGAAACTGACTTTGTGTTGTTTTCAAAGACCAGTTGCAGTAATCAGACAAGTCAACATCCCAGAAATCTTCAAAGGAAATGTTACCGAACATACTATTAAACGTAGTGTCCGTCATAGCATAGCTGTATAAGCTTAATGCTCTGCGGTATGGGTGACGAACAATGGCGTAAACCTTCTGTTTGTCTAATATTGTTTCAAAGAAAGAAAGGGTGTTATGCTGACTTAGTCTATGCTTAAGAGTATACATCTCAAAAGGCATTTGGAAGTCGGCGTCTCTCTTTGACATGGCAGTAGACTTAAAGTTAGTTCCAGAAGTCCTTGGTATGTGCAACAAACACCAGTCATCATTATAAATCATTTTTCATACTACAGTTTCCTCTACTATTATTCCGCTAGAAATATACCAGATACATTCAGATGGCTCAAAGTCTCTTTCAGTTAAGAACTCATAACCACCTTGTTCTGCCTCATAGTATTCATTTAGGAAGTCTTCAAACTCACCCGAAGCCCAACCACAGGTCCAAGCCTCTAGGTCTTCACCACAGCCGTCCCAACAAGACTCCATCTCAATTTCCTGAAATGCATCTGTGCAGAACTCTGTACCATTATCAATCATATCTTGTAGTGATTGTGCTTCTTCTTCATTTGTTACTTGAATACTGAACTCACCTGTTCTCCAGATAATCTCTGTATTAACCCCTCTCAGGCTATTACTTTTGTGTTGATACATTTCAACCTCTACAACTGTCTTCCTGTTCTTATTAGAGACGTTGTACGTTTTTCCTACTTCTATTATCATACTAAAATCCTTTCATAATTATAAGTCATCTCTACTCCTAAAATATTTGTTATATATTATTTGTAGACCACTAAGTTGGGGGTGTTGTCTTATCCACATGCCGGTGGAAGGTTCAAAGTTCAGCTTAAAGAACTTATCTAGTTGTTGCCAGCCTGTCTTGACATTGACATCTATCTTTAAGGACAGAGCATCAAACTCTTCATCTGACATTAGGGAGTCGTTCTCAAACTCATAAGCATAAGCCGCAAGGGCTATCCTAATCCTAAGTCTCTTTTCTTCCTCTTTAGAGTTTGTCTGCAATCTTTAGTGCCTCCACTTCCTTTTCAAGAGCTTCTACTCGTTCCATTAGGTTTTCTACTATTGCTAATAATTGCTTAATCATTATTCATCCCCTTCCATAAAAAATTCATCAAGATAAGCAGGTCGGTCACCGTAGAAGATGTCTACTTCAGTCATCTCAGTGACTTCAATGTCAGCGGTCTCAATACGAAACTTGGCATGTGTACCATCACGGAAACAAACATAGTGGTCTCCGTCATAGTCTTTGTGCATTTCTATATCATGGGTAGAGTAACCTTCTGGTAATTCGAACTCTGTGAAAGCTTCTATTTTGTAGTAACCTTTTACTGTAACTCTATTTGTCATCGAATGTTCTCCTAATGGGTTATTTAAACACGTAGAAAATATTAGTTCCTAAGATAGCTGTCCAGTTATCATCCTTATCACGAACAATCTCTGAGTAGTCCTTAGTAGTTAGTTCTCCCCCAAAGTCATCAGCCTCGTGACCGTATCTGCTACGGAAAGTAGCTTGGAAGCGGCTAGTTGAACGTGGGTTTACTGGGTTCATAATCATTATGCAGTCTTGTTTAGCGGCCCAATGTTCTCCATCAATAAACTTGTAGTAGTCATTGTAGTCCATCATAAAGGAGTTTTCCATTTGGTTCTCCCACATGCCGACACACAACTTAGGCTCATAAACCAGCTCATCTAGAGCCTTAAGAGTAGCCAAGTGTTTTACAAACTTATAATGTTCATATAGCTTGTGTCCGTCGTCAATACAAAATACTACGTGATTGTTGATTAGCTTTGTCATTATATTATTCCTTTTGTTTGATTAGTGTACAGCGAAGTAGTCGCTACCTATTTTACAATCTCCGCAATCCATGATGTCAACACCATAGGCTTTAGGAGCCTCACGGAAACATTCCATGATTATTTCACGAGCCTTATCGGCTTGGTCTTCACGAACTTCTATTGTGTGTTCATCGTGATAGAATAGTAAATGAGAGAAGTCTATTTTAGCTTCCTTCAATTTCTCATCTAGCAAGATTACTGTTGCTTTCATCACAACGCTCTCAGCACCTTGAATAAGGTAGTTAAGGGCTTTATGCTTACTATCAACATAGATAGGTCGGTCATCTAGACCGGGGATATACCCCTGTTCTTGTGATATGTTTTCTACTTTCTTAATCAACGCACCCAATGCAGGGAACGCCTTGGTAAACTTCTTCTTAAGTCGAGTACCTTCTTTTTCAGAGACTCCTAGTATGGAACCTAGTTTCTTACCCCCTGCGCCGTATAGGTAGGCAAAGATAAAGGGTTTAGCTTTAGGGCGAGAACAACCAAGAATATCTGCGTTCTTTTGGTGTATATCTCCCTCTAAGACTTCCCTAGTA